AAAAAACAACTTTTGTTGTTACAAACCTTGATTTTACTATGTAACAACCCATTTTTAAAGTTCATTTTTTTTGGTTTTCGTTGTTACAAACCGCACCAGTTCTATGTAACAACCCGATTGCAAAAATCCGTTAAAATTGTATAATGCCCGAAAAATGGGACTTTTTTTTGTAACAACGCAGGGGTTGGTTGTTACAAATCAGGATTGGTGCGGGAATTGGCTATTTTGATAAAAATCAGGTATGCTTAAAACCGCACAGGGCAAGCGATTGAGCGATAGTGCGTAAAAATAATAAAATGTGCGTTTTATTGACTTGACAAAACGACAAGAGTAGCCGTATTTTTGTGGCAAAAAGTTTTATGAATAAAGCGATTGAAATACTTGAAAAAAAGGCAAAACAAGGGTTGAGTGCTATCAAGACATTAGCACTGACAATTATGGCTAAATTAGGATTTAGCACATACGCAAGCACAGATGGTTCAATCATCTTGCAATTCCCCGATGCAGAGCCGAAGGAAGGCGACAGAGTGATTGCAGAAGTTGGTGGTGAAATAATTGAGACATATACGGGAGATGTTGAAATTGTTGGGGAAAGCGGAAAGTATAAAGTTATGATTGTTGATGGCATTGTGAAATCAATGCAAAAGATTGAAGAGGTTGAAAATCAGCAAGAGCAAGCGAAAGACACTAATAGCGAAGCGATTGCAATGTCAAATGCAGTAAAATCAATAGAAATGGGGATTGCGATTAAGTTAAGCGAATTGAAAAAAGAAAATGAAGCAATCAAAAACGATTTGAAAGAAGTAAAAGCAAAGTTTGAACAATTAAGCAAACAACACGAAACACTTTGGGGAAAATATAATCCTATTAAAAAAGAAACTTCAAACACTACAAATACAATCAAAAAATTCTATTAAAATTTTAGTTTATGCAAATCATTTCACAAACAGAGAAAGAAGTAATAGTAAAGTTTGAAAGCGCTGAAATAAAGGCACTTTCAGGGCAATACAACGAGAATTTAATTTACTCATTCACACCGCAACAATTAGAAGCTATAAAAGAAAAAATAAATCAATCAACTAAACAACAACAACAACAACAACAACAACAACAAAAACCACAAACAAATAAAAACTAAAAACAATGGCATTCAATTTATCATTACTCAATCAATGGATAGAAGAGAGAAAGGGTAATATTATTTACTATCCAATAGAATTGGATGGTTCAATTGATTTCCTTGACAAGGTTACTAATGTTTCGGGTCAATTAACCAAATTGCCAGTAATTGATACCGATGTAACTGCGACTACTAACCCTTGCAGTATTACCCCAACAGGTGAAACTAAATTGGACCAATTTAGCATTACTACGCAACCATTTAAGATAAGATTAGAATATTGTTTGCACGATTTACAGCAATACTTTGCTACTCAATGGTTGCCGCAAGATACTGAATTTCCAAAAGAATTTGATGCATTAGACGGCATACTTGAAGAAACATTGCTTAAAGTGGCATTAAAACAATCTCGTCAAGTATGGTTATCAGACACAGGAGTAGCCGCATTCCCTAATGATTTCAAGTCATTTAATGGCTTAATTAAGCAAATACAAGCCAACATTCCTGCAAGTAATCAGACCACCTTACCATCAGGACAAACAATTACAATATTAAACGCAATTAGCGTAATGGATAGCATTATTGATAAGTTACCACCTATTGATGGTAAGGAATTAGTAATGTTTGTTCCATCTGATGTTGTGAAAAAACTAATGCTTGCATTAAGAAATGCCAACTACTTCCACTATACAGCCGACCCAGAAAGGACAGGCGATGGCAAATTAAAACCATTTACTTATCCAGGTTCAGAAGTGTTGATAGTTCCCACAAGTGCATTAAATTCAAATGCAGTTCCAGGACAGCCATTATCTAAAAAGCAATGTATTTATGCGACATATAAAGGCAATCTTACAATAGCGTATAACATATCGCAGGATGGTAGAAGACTTTTTTACTCAGAGTATCACGACAGAGTAGTGATTGAGTATAAATATTTTATTGGTGCAGGTGTTAAGAGGTTTGATTTGATTAGCGAATTCCACTTGACACCTTAATTAAATAACTAATAAATAAAATAAAAAGAAAAGATATGCCTTGCAATTTGACACAAGGATTTTCTTTGGGCTGCAAAGAATACGCAGGAGGTATAAAGGAAGTGAAAATAAAGGCACTTCCTATAAACCCTGCAGATTTCACGATTGGTGCTGGAAATCAAGTGACTATCGCATCAAGTAGTGAGACGGGATGGTATAGATATCAATTCAGACAAGAGACAGCGTCATTTACAGAAACTACTAATGTCAATGAACAGAATGCGACATTGTTTTTTCAAGATGAATTAAAATTTAAATTAGAAAACTTATCTGCTGCGAATTCACAAGAGTTGCAAAATCTTGCAAAAAACAATGTATTAGTAGCAATTAAAACAAACGCAGGGAAGTGCTTTCTAATGGGCTTGTTTTATGGTGCGTATATGACCACGACGCAAGCCACGACTGGCACGGCATTTGGAGATTTTTATGGTTATGAAGTAACTTTGCAATACAAAGACACTCATCCTATCTACGAAATTTCAGAAGCTCAATACAATAGCTTAACTCAATCTTAAATAATCAATTAAAATGAGATGCTTCAATTACAACGCAACACCACTAATGTTATCATGTTTAGTAACAATGTAAATCACGATACTACTCAATCATATAAGATTGTGTTCAAAGGGCTTGCGGACAATGTTATACAAACGATAAACAATGTTGCAAACATATCCGCAAGCCCTTATCGTTTTATGATGTTTCAATTCAATGAGCCGACTGATGTTCAATTAAGTGAGCAGATGTATGAGGTGAAAGTGTATGATACCAATAATCAATTATTTGCATATCAGCTTGCGAGATGCGGCGTAAATACTGCGACTGCAACGATGTATAATAAAACAAATACTAACATTTACTACAAATGAAAGAAATTTTGAAGCAAATAAAAATGCAGAGCGTAGCCACGCCTGTTGTCAAGGAAAGTGGCAAAGTGCTTTATTACGGCGGGAGAAACGAGTTTTTTCAATACTTGATTGATTTATATCATTCATCAAGTAAGCATCAAGCATTGATAGACGGCAAAACACTTGCAATTGCAGGGATTAGCGATTTTCAATTCAATGATGTAAGAAAAAGAATAATAAAGGACTATTTAGTTTTTGGCGGATGTGCGATGCTTATTGAAAAGGACTTAAGCGGCAAAATAATAGATGTTCAGTATTTGAATTATTCAAACATAAGAAAGATAAAAGACGATGAAAGTAAAGTGGCAGTGGCATTTAAGGACAGGTGGGTGAATTCAAAAGAAGTGTTCAAATACAGCAATAATACAGGATGCAAATATGTTGAATTGCCCATCTATCAAGAGAATGAAATAGAGAAGTATTCAGTGTATTTAATTGAAAACATTGGCTATTCCAACATTTATCCAGTGCCCGATTATATTGGTGCTTTGCAGTATATTGAGTTGGATTATCGTATTTCTAATTATTGGAATAACAGCGTTCGTAGAGGTTTTTCTGCGAACTTCATTATTTCAATACCTGCGAAGAAGCAGACAAACGAGGAAAGAGATTTCATTGAAGAACAGATTGCATCTTTATTTAGCGGTGATGAACAGGCGGGGGGGTTCTTGCTTAATACATTTGTTAGGCCTGAAGAAAAGATAAGCGTTGAAAAGATAGATCAACAAGACATTGGTGCGATTTTTGATACCTTGAACAATGCGGTGCAGCAAGAGATATTCATTGCACACCGAATAACATCACCGATGCTTTTCGGTGTGCGTGTTGAAGGGCAATTAGGCGGAAGGAATGAAATGATTGATGCGTGGAATTTATTCAAGACAACTTATGTATTGTCGAAAAGACAAGAGATTGACGAGCATTTATTTAAATTGTTTGGAAAGTTTGAGGTGAAAGACAATGATATTATTACACGAGATATTAGTGAACTCAAAGGCATATTGACGATTGACGAGATACGGCAATCATTAGGATATTCGCCGCTTTCAGCAGAGCAGAAGCAAGATATTGAGCAGTTGAAAATGAAAGCGGTAGAATTGTTGAAAGAAGCGGAAACTCCCGTTTTAAAAGAAATCAAATTTCATCAAGTAGATGATGTTGTTGAAAAGCCCACAAAGGAAAGCGAAGCACGGCTATTGCTTAAATTCAAGCAAGCAATTGGTGAGATAGAATTAGAGATACTTAAATGGCTATTGCGAGACAAATCATTGATGCAAGATATACGGCTATTGTCAGGAATAGTAGGCATTTCAGCGACATTGACAAAAGAGTATTTGCAGTTGTTGAAAGATGAGGGATACATTGATGAGAACGGATTGACACCGAAGGGATTAAAAGTGGTGAATGAAAATAATGATATTATTAAGAAAGAAATAAGGTACTCTTACGAGTGGATTTACGGCTTTGATGATAGTGATAAAAAAACATCAAGAGAATTTTGCAAGAAACTAATGGCAGAAAGCGAAAGAAGGGAAAGAGAAGGCAAATTATGGAGGCGTGAAGATATTGATAAAATAAGCGAAAGAGTAGGATATGATGTTTGGAGTATGAGAGGCGGTTGGTATCGTGTGAAAGGCACGGAAATAAGCATTCCGCATTGCAGACATAATTGGAAACAGCACATATTCATTAAATAAAAACAATATGGCATTACCTATCTACAAAATGATTGTTGATGAAAACGGCGAAATACAAGCGATTGCATTGACCGATGCACCTGCGATCGGTGTAAATTTTATTGCATTTAAGGATCAAAAGAAAAAGATTTATTTTAATGATGATAAAAGAATAATTGTCTCACCGCTGCTGATACCTAATCAGTTGATTTACAGATACGACAATGAAATCGGCGAATACTATGTAACTATTGATACCGAGCAAATAAAATTAGTTGCACAAAAGATAATTGGGAAGCAAATCGTTTTTAATTTTGAACACACAACAAAAACTTTTGACAATGTATTTTTAGAAAGCGTGTTTGTCAGCGACAAAGATGCAGGCATTGAAAATCCGCATTATTTCAGCGATTTACCGAATAACACTTTGTTTATTGTTGCAAAAGTATTGAACGATGAAGCGTGGCAAATGATAAAGAATAAAGAAGTTGTAGGCATTAGTATTGAAGGGTTATTCAAACTCGTGCAAGATGATAGCACCGCAGAAGCCACGCCAATTGCGGCAAATAGCGATATTGAAAGATTGAATAACTTACTTAAATTATTTGAATTATGATATTATTAGTATCACCGAAATACATAAAAGACAATTATTTAGTTGATGCAAATGTTGATGACACATTGATTGTCAATGCTATTACTGATGCACAGGAAATAAATATACAAGAGTTAATTGGCACAAAGTATTTGAAAACATTGAAAACACAAGTGGAGACAAATACTTTAACTGCACAAAATATAACATTGCTTGATGATTACTTATTGCCAGCATTGATAAGATATTCACTTTACTATTTGCCTTTATACTTGAACAACCGCATAACTGCGGCAGGCGTTGTTACGAAGAATACTGATAGAAGCACAGCGGTTGATAGCAAGGATTTAGACGATATGCGTGAGGAATTAAAGAATATGGCAGATTTCTATGCACAAAGAATGTTGCGGTATTTGATAGCAAATAAAACGCAATATGCTGATTATTTGAACACAGACGATATTTCTCAAATGATTGGTAGATTAAATGCTTATTCATCAAGCAATTCGCTTAATTTAAGCGGGAAGCAGTTTGTAGTTGATAGAGTAAAGAATTTAAACAGAAGCAACGATAACTCTTACTATAAGAGATGGCTACTTTATTAGACATAAAAAATTTATTTGAAACCATTTGCACTGCACACTCGCAAGTGCGGTCATTTCATTTTGATTATTTAGATAAGATAGCAACAAAAAAAGATGTTGAATACATTGCGGTATTGATGGCTCCTGAAAGCGTTGATATTTCAAGGGCTTCAAATACTTTTAATTTTCAGTTAGTAGTTCTTGATAAAGTAGATAAACAGAATGAAAATGATTTAATAGTATTAGAGAATGCAAGACAAGTGTTACTTGATATTATTGCAGAAGTAGAATTGAAATCTTATGCAACGATGGGGATAGTGAATGGTGCTAATTTATCTATTGATGATGTAAGGGATAATTTCAACGATGATATAGTCGTTGGTTGGCTGACGAGAGTGAGTATCAAAGTGCCTAATGAATTAGACGCTTGCGGAATTCCTTATCAGACGCCGCCAGGCGTGGTATTACTTGAAAACAATTTTCCTTTACTTTTAGAATTTTAAACTATGAGTGCAAAAAAAATTTCGCAGTTAATACAAAAGAATAATTTAGACGATGCGGATTTATTTGTCATTAGGGATAGCGTATCTCTTGACAACCGCAGTGTTTCTGCGTTAGATGTGAAAAATTATATTGGCGGTGGTTCAATAGATTGGGCGAATATTACTAACAAACCATCAACATTTCCACCATCTTCGCACACGCATCAATTGGCTGATATTGCTGATTTTCCTAATGGTTCAAACGGGGATGTTTTTATTCACAACGGCACTAATTGGCAAGCGAGTGATATCGTGATTGTTCGCAATATCGCTTGGTTTCAAGCTAATGCAAACAATGTTTTACGCAAAAATACGATAGTATTCTTGCAAGAGGACAATAATTGCTACAAAATTTCAAACGGAGTAACTACTTTAAAAAATTTGAAATGGCACATAAATAGAAACTACGGCAATGTTTCAATCAGCGGATATACTGGAATTTTCGGCAGGAACACAGCGACAGGAAAAGATGTTACACATTCTATTTTTGGGCAGTCGTATAGTAATACTGCAAACATAACTGCTTCAAACGAAGTTAGGGGGTCTTTCGGTTTTCTTCCTGAACCAATGACTATTGAGCAATTAGGTATAAATATAACTGCACATAACTTATCAGGCGGTTCAGTTCAAATAGAGCTGGGAATTTATCAACCAAACTTTCAGACAAGACAAAACACTTTGATTACGAAAACTAATTTATCACCAATAGTAACTGGCATAAATTTCTTCCCGTTGCAGTCAGCAGTAACATTGTCAAGTGGTGTGTATTTCTTTGCATTCAGATATGTGATTCCTGTGGGGAGTTCTTTTCAACATCAATTTATCAATCATTTTAATCAAATAGGATATGTGGTAGATAATATTTATACCAACTATTCATATTTATTTTCAGGTCACCCAACATCACTTCCACCTACTTGCCCATTTCCAAATACGGGTTTAAATACTACTTATTACTTTTTTATTTTAGGACAACGAATATTACCAAACATTTAAGATAATAAAATAAAAGATTATGCAATTGTTTAAGTATAAAGATTTTGTATCAATTTACGCAGAATACGGCACTTACGAGGGGATAGTAAAAGGAGAAGCAATTAGTATAAAAGATTGCGAGCCGCAATGGATATACGAAATGTATTTGCGAGGAGAGATATCATTCATACAATGCCGCAGATTGCTGAAAGAATGCGGGAAGCAAGTAGATGGAGAAATAGCAAACATATTTAAAGTTGGCAATCATTCAAATGATATAGATATACTAACTGAATACTTTAAGCGTTCGCAAGAGGAGAGGAATAAATGCTATCAAAGGTTCATCACTTATTGCAGAAAGAACGATGAGGATATGTTCAATGTTTTAATTACTAATTATTTTTATTTTAACGAATATGTGTTCAAAAACAATTACGATGCTTTGCTTGATTTAGCAAGCAATTCAGCGACTATTGAATACATAAATGAATACTTAAAGAATTAGATATGCAAGAAAAAATAAAACACATACTTGCCACTTCCCTTGAATTTATTGGTTTTGCGATAATGTTTTTATATTCGTGGTTAGTATCATTACTATTGAAAGAAAAAGATGTAGTAGTTACTTTTTTTGTTTTAATGATGATAGACACAACATTAGGCATTATTGCTTCAATAAAGCGAAAGATAAAAATAACATCAATTAGATTAGCATTTGGCATTTCATTTAAGTTGATTATGTTTTTAGTTGTGGCTATTTTAGGCATATTTATTAAGCATTATGCAGGTATTGATGTAGTGAAACCGCTTGTGCTTTTAGGTGCAATAGTTGAAGGGATTTCAATAAAAGAGAATTTAGAAATAATTTATGAAACAGATATTCTGCAATCAATCATTGATAAGATAAAGCGACAATTCAAATACAAAAAAGATATTAAAGAAATATACGACAACATAAAAGATATTAAGAATGCAAGCCGTTACGACGATTCAAATAATCAATGAGAACATCACTGAATTTAGCAAAGACACAGCAATCATAAATGATGGCGTTTTTGATGTAATAATGCAATTCGTTGATGGCACTAATGGAAGATATACTATTTCAATAATCAATGGCAGTGCGACAATAATAAAATTTAAACATTTAAAAACACTTTACCACAACTGCGGTTGCAAATTAACTGAACAAAAAATAATTGGAATTGCGGACGAGCAAACAAAAATTGAAATAAAAAGATTATGACTATAAATGAATTGATTAAAACATACCGCATAACATCACCCTTCGGCGAAAGGACACATCCTATCTCTTTGCGAAAAGAGTTTCACAATGGAATAGATGTTGCTACACCAATTGGCACGCCAATCACGGCACACGATGATTTGGTAGTGCTGAATGTTTGGCAAGACCACATAGGAGGATTACAGATGAAAGTAGCTGATGACAAGTATATCTACGGATTAGCCCATTTATCAAAGGTTCTCGTGCATATCAATGCAATAGTAAAGAAAGGAGAAGTGTTTGCTTATACAGGAAACACAGGCAATTCAACGGGAGCCCATTTACATCTAACATTAAGAGAAAGAGCATCATTGCGATTACTTGATCCGTTGAAGTATATTAAAATACTAATGCTATTCATTGCTATGTTTCTTTTTTCTTGCAGTGCAGAAAGGCATATTGATAAAGCAGTGATAAAGCGTTCGCCGAAATTCGTGATTGAATACACAATATCAAAGTATGGCGATAGTTATTTGATAAGGATTAGAGACACTATAATAGATACTATTTATACGCAAGGATTTAAGTTTGACACGCTTTTAATAGGCAAGGTGATAGATACTATTGCGATAAACAAAAACAATGCTATAATCAAAATTTTCAAGCATTACGACACGATTTATACAGCGGTTGAAGTAAAGCGAGATACGATATACAGAATAGTTTATAGAGACAGGTATATTGCGGAAAAACAGCAATTAGAAAAGAAAAATAACTACTCAATACTATACATCATACTTGCAGCAGTAGTTATTGTTTTAATCATTCTCACTACTATTGCTAAAATGAAATGAAAATAATAATAGATGAAAACATATTCAACAAATGGGCTTTGCCGCTGCACTTTGACAATGAGAAAAGTAGCGAGTGGATATTATACGGCGGTGCAGGTAGTGGCAAATCTTACGCAGTTGCTACACATTTAATACTTCAAGCACTTCAACAGCCCTATTTTCGCTGCCTTTATTTACGCAAGGTTCAAAGGACAATCAGAGGTTCGCAGTTTCTTTTGTTCAAAGATATAATCAATACTTTCAAACTGAATGATTTATTCAAGATAAAAGAAAACGATATGACGATTGAATGCACAATCACTGGCAATCAGTTGATAGCAGCGGGAGTTGATAAAGTGGAGAAATTAAAATCAGTGCAAGAGCCCAACTGCATTTGGATGGAAGAGGCAACCGAATTCACAGAAAAGGACTATATGCAATTAAAGTTGAGATTGCGGACACCCAAAGCACACAATTATATGATACTTACTTTCAATCCTGTATCGCAACAGCATTGGTTGTATAAGCACTTGCAACGCACTACTGACAAGGTAGTGATAAAAACGACTTACCTTGACAATAAATATGTAGATGAAGGATATAAAGAGACGATGAGACAATTGAAGGAAATAGACGAGGACTACTACAATGTATATGCATTAGGAGAATGGGGAAATTCAAGCAAAGAGTTGATTTATCCGAAGTATAAAATATTTAACGGAGATTGGCAAGATATTGAAGGAGAAAGTTTCTACGGGCTTGACTTTGGTTTTTCTAATCCCACAGCACTTGTTGAATGCAAGATTGTTGGCGATAATCTATATGTAAGAGAATTGCTGTATAAGACAAATTTGACAAACGAAGCACTAATAAATAAATTAAAAGAAATGAACATTGATAGATACTCATACATCTATTGCGATACTGCGAATGCTGACAGAATTCAAGCACTTTACGATGCTGGTTTCAATGTTTATGCTTCAAACAAAGATGTGCTTTTCGGCATTCAGCAAGTGAATTCATACAATATCTTTATTGATAGTGCTTCATCAAACTTATTGAAAGAAATATCAATGTATAAGTTCGCAGTAGATAAGTTCGGTAATGCTATTGATAGACCTGTAAAGTATAATGACCACCTAATGGATGCAATGCGATACGCAGTTACTACGCACAGCGAAACATTAGGATTAAAGAGTGAAATAAAAGTGATTAAACATAAAATAAAATACTATGATTAAGAAATCTTGGGAACACTTGACAATCAAGCAATACAAGAACATCATTGCAGTTGCTAAAAACACTGAATTTACAGAGTTAGAAGCACTTTGCAAAATGATTGAAGTAATTTATGAAGTGCCTTATGATACTCTGATGTCAATGAGTATTGATGAGATAAAGAAGTATGATATTACTTTTTTGAAAGAGCCGATACCTGAATTTTTAATGCCTGTATTTACTACGATTGACGGCAAGAAGTATAAAGTAGTTCAATTCATTAAGGACTTGAAATTCGGGCAGTTTGTTGATTTGCAACTTATATTAAGTAAAGTAAAAGATATTGACGATACTACTGAATACATTGACAAAGTAGTGTCTTGTTTTTTAGTTGATGTTGAGACAAATGAATACATACCAAACATTGATTGTAGCAATATGCTGTTCAAAGACGGCTACGGCATTATGCTTTTTTTTTCAAAATTCAAAAAGAAATTAGAGACAATTATACAGCACTATTTAAGGAAGGAGGAGAAAAAGAGAATGAAAGATTTGCTATTGATGTTGAAATAGTTTGGTATGATATCATTCATCAATTAGCAAATGAGGATATTACGAAGCACGACGCAGTGCTTGATTTACCTGCGATTGCAGTGCTTAATCATTTATCATATTTAAAATACAAAGAGCAATGGAAGGCAAATTCAACTATAAAGAAGTATTAGAAATATACGCAAATCAATTGATTGGATTGATGAAAAAAAATTTAATTACAGCAATGCTTAATAGACAAAGAGAAGCAAGAGGTGGTGTTGTAGTGCCGCCTACAAGCGAGTTAGAGAAGTCAATAATTGTTGATGTTGGCTCAAATTATGTTTTAATCACTATGGATTATTATGGTAGATTTATCAATGAAGGAGTTCGTGGAAATGAAAGCAGTTACGATAGTTCAAGAAATTCGTCTTACTCATTCAAAAGCAAAATGCCGCCAACATCAGTATTTTCAGGCAATACAGGATGGATAGCAAGAAAAGGTTTAATTGATAGAGGTGATGTAAGAAGAAAAACAAAAGCAAAAACAAAGAAGCAATTAAAGAAAGCGATGATTGAAGCGAATAAATCACTTGCGTGGAGAATTGCAAAATCAATACAAAAAAAGGGGATACCTGGCTATCACTTTATTGATGCTGCATTGC